TAGTTCAGTTGCAGAATCTTCGCTATAAAAATTTATAGGATTTACTTTTCTAGAAAATGCACTTCTACTTCCTGCGTCAAACAGTCTAGGATTGTACCAAGATGTTTCTCTTGCAATATTAAGTAGAGGCACTCTATATAATTCATCAAACTCGTCAAAGTTTCCTGTCTGTGATGCAAGATAAAATTTTAAGTTTTCAAAACCTGTACGTTTTGCAAGTGGGAATACATATTCAAAATCTTCAAAAGACTTATAATAGTTTTGCTTGTATATTTCTCCATTACGTTTTTGTCCATTTGCTGTTTGTAGGCATTGTCCAAAAGACTCTATTGCGTATTTGTTTTGATAGTAACCTGCATACAATATTTCAGGTGTAAGCAAAAACGGATCTTTTATAATATGTAAGCCGTGCTCCTGTTCTAAATTAATAAACGGTGCATTGAAAATAAAATAGAAAGATGACGATACACCACTTGGAGTTATAGGTTTGCCCTCATCATCGAAATAGTTTTTACGTTCTAAATATACTGAGTTTTGATCTTTGCTTACAACACACTTAGGTGCTTCTCCGCCTAGCATTAGTATTCTGTCATTGAACTTAGAATTTTTAATTGCCGCTAACTGTAAAGATATTTGAGGACTCAATGTTGCATACTTTCTAGTGTACTCAACTAAATTGTTTTCTAAATGATCTTTTGCATCTATATCTTCATAATGCAATTCTAAATCTATTTTATTTGCAAATTCTTGTGCTGTTACAACATCATCTGCATTCATTACAATATCGTTCCACATAAATCTAAAACATACTGCATTTACGTCTTTGCAAAACTTTTTAGCCAAGTTTGCTGAAAACTGACTGTCAAGACCTCCACTCAAACAAACAGTGACACCCTCTAACTTTCCTAACTGTTCCTCAAACAAGTTCATTAGGTTAGGTTGGCTAGGTTTTTCTAAATAGATATCAGTTGTACCTGTTTCAAAGTCTAGTTCTACAGTTTTAGTGTTGCCAATTGTAACAGTTGTATTTTCCATTAAAGGTTTGATTCCTCGACGTTTATGATAAATACTTAGTATAAATTAGTTTCAACAAAGAACTTTATTGGAGATAAAAACATGGCAAGATACTTAGTGAGCATGAATAGTGCCGATGATACGGCGGCCCAAAGTGCGATTACTACAGCAGGTGCCAGTGTAGTTAGTACATTAGGCTTTAACTTAACGTACGAAATAGAGGCTACAGAGGCACAGAAAGATGCTATAGTTGGTGTAACTGCCAGCCAAGATGCATCTGAATCAGTAACACTTACAGTACAAGCAGGTGCTACATTTTCTACGTCACACTTAGACAGATGTATTCACTCATCAGGTGAGAGACCTTGGAATCCTGCAAGAACTGGTAGTGGTAAATTCGTATATTTAGTTGATACAGGCATCAACACTTCCCACGCAGAATTCGACGGAAGACAAATTCAAAACTTATGGACAAACTTTGGCGACAATGATGCAATAAGTGACTACGGTGATGAAGCCGGTCATGGAACAGCAGTTGCCTCAATGATTGTTGGTAAGAACATTGGTTCTGCAAAAGACTGTATTTTACAGAACGTAAAACTGTTTAACGCAAACGGTGGTACTGTAACAATCGGTGATATTATTAATTCATTAAGTGCTGTACTTGTACACCACAAGGCTAATACACAATCAAATGTTAAATCAGTATGTCTGCCATGGACAATACCTACTAATGCATTTGTTGATGCAAAGGTTTTAGAAATGAATGCAAGTAACCTAGTTGTTGTAGCGGCGGCAGGTAACGATGGTGTCAACGTTAATACTAAATCTCCAGCAGGTGTTGACCAAATCGTAACAGTAGGTTCTTATAACTCAGATGAACAAGTAACATCATTTACTAACGCACCTTACAGTTCAAGCAATAGTTTTATTAACTATGGTGCTGAACTTGATATTTTTGCATACGGTGTAGGCATAGATGTTGCAGATTTTTCAAACGTATCAAATTATGTTGGTAGTACAGGAACAAGTCTATCAGCAGGATTAGTTGCAGGTATCACAACACACTATGTTGAAAGAGATACAGCGGCATCCTCAAGTGAGATTAAAGAAGAAATGCTAATGGCAGGTCACGCCACAGGTATTTTCAACTTAACTTTTGATAACTCAGATCCAAACGTTGACTATGCAGGTGTTTATAAATCTGCTATTACAACTAAGAACGTAGATTCAAGAGTACTAACAACTGTACCATCAGGAAGAATTGCAAACGTAAAACACGGTGCTACAGCAAGTACAGTAGACTTAGGATTAAATTCAAATGCTACTAACAAGAAGATACTTGACTTTGCTCCATGTCCACCTTGGATAAGTGTTGATCTAAACACAGGTGTTGTTACTATTGATTCAACATCTAATTGCCCGGCAGATAGAGCACCAGGTATATACTTGTTTGCTATTAGAGGTAGTGTTCCAGGAACAGGATCAGATACTACAGCGGCAACAATGGTAGAAGAATACTCAGTAGGACTTTACACAACAAATGTTTCAGAACTTGACATAGATCAAAATCCTAAAACATTCTATTATGATTCAGATGATACGTCATATGATGAAGTTGTAAACTACGAGTCTGCTTACAACCAGAAACCGTAATAAGTTTTAATTAATAAAAAACCGTGCTAAATACTAGTACGGTTTTTTTATGAATATAGATCCTACAACACACAGCACAGTTTATAATCCATTAAGTTCGCAAGGACAATGGGCACAACATCGCTTCGGCAAAAGAGACTACCCAGAACTTAACTTAGACTTAGAAACTGTACTACACAGTTTAGACAGTATCTCAGAGGGCTTCTTTGTGTTTGACGAGCCTATATATTTAAAAAGTACATACGGCGATGCAGGACTTTGGAAAGACGCAACTCGTATATCTAAACTAGTAGGTGGTATGCTTACAATATCTACATATGGTATGATACCATCAAAGACAGTACAAACATTAAAACAACACCAAGCAATGATACATGTATTTTGCGATGGCTTTGAACAAGAGTGTGGTAAAATATTTTTAGGACAAACCTGGGAATCAGTTGCTAATGTGCTTAGTTTAGCAAACTCTAACGCAATGGTAGAGTTCTTTGTGTATGAACATAACAAACATCAAATACCTTTTATAACAACGTTCTGTGCTCAGAGAAGTGTTAAAATAAAATTTACACCAGGCATAAAGAATGATAATGTAGGTTCTGTAGTAATTGATCAAGAAGGTAATTGGTTATATGATGTAGTGCCTGTTGATTTAGAAACAGAAATGTTAGATGACGATCACGACCATGTGCAACTCAGAGAAATTAAAGACAAGTTTGCAAATTTAAAACCTGTACCTTTACAAAGACATTTAGCAAACTATAACAGTTTAAGAACTTTTGTTGCTGAAAGGGAAGGAAGAGGTTTATTAGATTCTCCTATGGTAAGTCATTTAATTAAACATCAACAACTACAAAAGTTTGACAATCCTAACAAAGAAGATATACATATTACACCGTCTGGACATGTTGCAGAAAATGGTGAAGAATTTTATATGTTTGTAAACATGCTAAGTCCGGATTGGAAAATGACAAACAAAACTGTGTCTAAAATAGGTATCACAGATGAATATGCCTTAAAGACATTATACTACGCACAAAAGTTTGATCAAGAGTTTTTAGAAAAAAGAAAAGTACAATCGTACTTTAGTTAGATACCAACTTTAACAGTAACAGCACCTAATGTCAGTGGATCACCACATGTGGCTGTAGTTTGTTTTTGCATTGCAACTGGTTTACCCATTGCAAATACAGTTTTACTACATGTTGGTGGAAGAATAGTTGGTTTGGCATGCATATTCTCACCGTGTGGTTTAACACCATCTGCGGCTACACTTACAGGCATACCTTCGGCAAGTACCATAGGAGCACCTGGACCTGTTACAATACCACCTGGCCCGCACATTGACATACCTACTTTACCTATTCCGAACATACTATTATTTATCTAATAAAAATACTGCCATGTAAAAATACAGCAACATAACTGCTATACCCAAATGAGTACCGTTAATCTTCTTCAGTAGATGCCTCAGCATCTTCTTCTTCTAGAATAGATTCCAAGTAATCTTTTTCCGCGTCTGCTAATGTTTCAACAACACATAAAATGTTGTTTAACTGCATGGGAACAATATTTGCTTTAGCAGTTAAAACAAATGGTCCTAAAATAACATCTGGCCCATTAATTAAAACTGATCTTGGGTTTTGGATAACAATGTACTTGTCGTCTATTGATATTAGTTTACCAATAAACTCATCATTATTAATACTTCTTACTGTGACTGTTTTTGTTATCAAGTCATTTAACATTTCTTTAAACATTACTTAGTCGCATCCACTATTGCTTTAAATTCTGTAAAGCCACCTATTTTCTCTCCATCAACTATAATTTGTGGGAAAGTTCTTGCACCTGGAAATGTTTCCATTAGTGTTTCTCTATCAAAATCTTCATCTAACATTTTATATGTTAGTTCGTATCCTTCTCTTTCTGCTAATGCTTTTGCTTGTACACAAAAGGGACAAGCAGGTTTGCTATAAATTTCTACTATCATTATAAACTCAATCCTTTAAATGTGTCTTCTGTTACGTCTTGTTTAGTACCACCAATAACATAACTACTAATTTCTGTCTCTTGTGGTGCTACTTGTACCTCGCCACCACTAATCCATTTTTGTGTCCATGGTAAAGGATTACTTGCACTAACTGTATAAGGGCATGTTAATCCAACTGCTCTCATACGTTTAGCACCTATCCACTCAATGTAATTTTTGAGTAGTTCGGCATTTAGTCCTATCATACTGCCACCTTCAAACAAGTAATCAGCCCAAGCCTTTTCTTGTTGTACGGCTTCCATAAACATTTCTAAGCAGGCACCTTCAGTTTCTTTTGCAATCTTGGCAAAATCTTTGTCATCTGTTTTTAACAGTTTTAACATTTGCTGAGTACTTGCTAAGTGAACGTTCTCATCTCTAGCAATAAGTTTAATAATCTTTGCATTACCTTCCATCTTTTTAAGTTCTGCAAAGGCCCAACTACATGCAAATGATACATAAAAACGTACACCTTCAAGTATATTTACACTCATTAAGCATAACCACAGTTTCTTTTTGATATCATATAAGTCAACTGTAACTTTCTTGCCGTTTACTGTATGAGTACCTATGCCTAATAAGTTTAAATAACTTACACCTTCTATGAGTTCATCATAGTGTTTGCTAATAGTGTCTGAGCAATCTGTTATTTCTTTGATGTTTAACATTTCATCAAATACACTACTTGGGTCTGAGTACACATTTCTAATAATATGTGTATAACTTCTGCTATGGATTGTTTCTGAGAATGCCCATGTTTCAATCCATGTTTCTAATTCAGGAATACTAACAATAGGCAACAATGCTAAGTTAGGTGAACGTCCTTGAACACTATCTAAAATAATTTGTCTTTTTAAATTACTAGTAAAAATATGCTGTTCGTGATTAGTTAAATCTCTAAAATCTTTTGTATCTTTAGTTATATCTACTTCTTCTGGCCGCCAAAAGAATCCTAACTGCTTATCAGTTAGTTTATCAAACTGCCTATATTTTAAAGTATCATATCGCTGTACATTTACTCCACCACTCTGGTCGAGAAACATAGTAGCCTTAGTATGATCCTTAGGCTTGGAATTAAATACTGACATTAACTTTTTCCTTAAATCTTACAACTGTCACAGTCATCATCTTCAACAACAGAAGTCACAAAGTTTGCTTGAACGTTTTTGACATTTTCTTCTTTATCAATATCAATCTCGCCTTGCCCATCGTAAGTGTTGTTATAGTATAACTGTTTGCCACCATATTTATAAAACATGATGATATGCTGTAGTAGAACACTCATTGGGATTTTTTCATCTTCAAAGTGTTCAGGGTTATAACTTGTGTTCACAGAAATACCTTGGTCGATGTATTTTTGTAGAACTGCCATAATTTTTAAGTATCCTTCTGGGGAAGTCTGATCCCAAAGTAAGTCATACTTATTTTTTAATTTAGCATACTGCGGAACTACCTGTTTGAGTACACCATGTTTACTTTGTTTAACACTAACAAAACTACGAGGTGGCTCGATTCCGTTCGTGCTATTACTTATCTGAGCAGACGTTTCTGCAGGCATTAATGCCATCAAAGTAGAGTTTCTAATACCGGTATTTTTGAGTTGTTTACGCAATCCTTTCCAGTCCATTCTCTCTTTGTGTTTTACTAATTCGTTAACATCTTCTTTATAAGTTTGGTTGGGTGTTATTCCATCTCCGTACTTAGTTTCACTAGTACCTGGACATGCACCTTTTTCAACTGCCAAGTCGGCACTTGCTTTAATTAAGTAGTAACTCCATGCTTCTGCATATTCGTCTACTAATTCTAAATTAGGATCTTGATAATTACTATCGTTCTTTGCTAACCAAAATGCAAAGTTAATAATACCAACCCCTAAAGGTCTACGTTTTTCTGTTGCCAACTGTGCCGCAATAACAGGGTATTTCTGGTAGTCTAAGAGTGCGTCTAAGCCTCTTACAGCAAGTTCACAAGGCTTCTGGAACTCTTGTGGGCTCTTAATTCTTCCCCAGTTAATTGCTGACAATGTACACAATGCTATTTCGCCATCTTCATCATTACTGCTCATTAATGGCTTTGTGGGCAGGTTAATTTCACAGCATAAGTTACTCATTCTAACTGGTGCTATTTCTTCTTTAAATGAACCATGTGTATTAGCATGGTCAACATTCATTAAATAAATTCTACCTGTGTCTTTTCTTTCAGTAACAAATGCACTGAATAGATCAATTGCTTTAATAGTTTTCTTTTTAATTCTTGTATTACGTTCTGCTGTTTCATACAGTTCTTGGAATTTATCTTGGTCTGCATAAAAAGCCTCATATAAACCCGGAACATCATGTGGTGAAAACAATGTGATGTCGCCACCTTGTATTAGACGTTCATACATTAGTTTATTAAACTGTACACCATAATCCATGTGTCTAACACGATTCTCTTCTGTACCTTTATTATTTTTTAGTACAAGCATATCTTCTATTTCTGAATGCCAAATAGGATAGTATAGTGTGGCCGCTCCACCTCTTACTCCACCTTGTGAGCATGACTTAACTGCTGATTGAAATAATTTATAGAAGGGGATAACTCCTGTATGAGTTGCGTCTCCACTCCTAATAGGCGAACCAATTGCTCTAATTTTTCCTGCGCCAATACCAATACCTGCTTTCTGACTTACATACTTAACTATGCTTGTTGTAGTTGCATTAATGCTGTCTAAACTATCGTCTGTTTCAATTAGTACACAACTACTAAATTGTCTTTGCGGTGTGCGTACACCAGCCATTACAGGTGTAGGCAAACTAATATAGTGCATACTAACTGCGTCATAGTATTCTTTAACAGTCTGCAATCTAGTTTCTTCTGGATATGCACTAAACAATGTAGCAGAAATCAACATGTAAGCAACCTGAGGAGTTTCAAATATCTCCCCTGTTGTACGATTTTGCACCAAATATTTTCCTCTAAACTGTTCCATCGCGGCATACGTTAAACTTTCGTCACGTTCGTGTACGATGTAGTTGCTTAGTTCGTCGATTTCATCTTTTGTGTAAAGTTCTAAGATTTCAGGATCATAAAAACCTCTGTCTATATTATCTTGAATAATATCGCACAGACAAGGAGGTGTAAATGTTCCATATACTTGTTTACGCAAATGGTAGTTAATTAGTCTACCTGCTACAAATTGATAGTTAGGAGTTTCTTCTGTGATTAGATCTGCCGCACTTTTGATAAGTGTCTCTTGGATTTCTGCACTGGTGATTCCAGTGTAAAACTGTATGTGTGATTTTATCTCAACTTCTGATTCACTAACTCCTGTAATGTTCTCACAGGCATGGAAGACTACTTTGTGTAACTTGTCTAACTCTAATGGTTCTTTTCTTCCGTCCCGTTTAGTGATTAAAATTTCTTTTGACATGCATGTTCCTGTGTGTTAGATGTTGTAGTTCTATACTTTATTATACATGCTATTATTTAGTTTGTCAAGCATATAATTTATCTAGTGTTATTATACTGGAATGAAACGTTACTGAGTTGTCTCTAACAAATTTTTCACTAGCAATTTCGCCTGGACTGAAGTTAAAAAATGAGCCGTCTACTTCAAATATTGCTCCTTCCATTCCTGTTATATGATTACTTATCATCTCAAATTTAACAGATTCTGAGTTTATGAAGTTGAAATAATGTAAGGTAGAAGCCATTACAATTGACAGGCCTGTCTGACATAAATAGCCTTCTTTGACTATCTCAAATACATTAGGCCAACTTTTGGGAGTGTAGTAATCTATATAACGTTGCTTGGGTTTGACACCCTTGAAACCTTGAGCAACATCAAGCATACTACCATCTTGTGGGAAGTTATCTCTGAAGTGCCGCCATGCACGAAGTCGGGCGTCACCGTCCTGTGTGTTTGTGAACATCTATCTCTAACTTGTTGCTGACCAACGGTCTTGAACGTATTTTACTTTTAACTGTACACCTAAATTATGCGTAATATTTGTATTTGATTCTGCTTCTAATTGATCGTTTACTAAGAACAATTTAATTAGACCTGTATTATCCATTTGAGCTCTAAACTTAGGCTCAACTAACTGGTTAGTATGTGTTGTAATTTCTGAGTGACTTGAGAATGAGTCATTAAAAATAACAGCATTTGCTTGATCAGTAAAATCTTTTCTACCAGCAATAGTCCATACACCTGTTCTGATATACTTGTTAGCAGAAGAACCTGAGCTTTCTGCAATACTATATTCAACCTTATAAACATTATATGAAGAGCCAGCATCAAATGAAGCAACTAGTTTTGCCGCACCTAATTGTGATTGTGTTACTGCACCTACGCCTGGAATACCATTGTCACCTGGTATAAGTACAACCTGTTCCATACTGTTGAAACTTGTAACTTTGTTACCAAATGTTGCGGCTTCTCTAGTAGAGATCTCAATGTTGTTTTTAAGATTTACAAGTCCTCTAGAACCTTTGTTTGTATCAAGTAACTTATCATATAAACTTGTACCATAAATTCTGTTTACAATGTTGTTAAATATTCCTGCTTCTTCTCTGCTACCGAATGTAATCTCATTAAATGTATTGTCGATTGCTAAACTGTACTGAGTAGATATGTTTGTACTCTTAGGACTTAGTGTTGCGTATGTGGCACTATCACCTGGGAATACATTGCTGAATAAGTTTACATCTCTGCTGTTTACTGTGGAGTTTAACCATTGTTCAAATTTTGCTTTTACAGTATTATTTGCTCTATCGTATAGTTTAGGAGTTAATCCTAGTACAGATAATGTTGGTTGTGTTTTATCTTCAAACAATGTAAATTCTAAACCACCTGTTGCTACTGATGAATATGCAGGTCTTTGATAAATGTAAACAGCATTTTTGGCTTCATCATCTTGTGGTATCCAATTCATTTGTGGAAATATTTGTACATTAGCACCTGATATTGGTACTAAGTTTTTATTAACTGTAACTATAGCACTCTCTACTGTTGAGTTAGCAGATAATTTAATGTTTAGTACTGGCACAGCACTGAATACAGTTGAAGCAAATGTTAATGCTGACTGTGGTCTAATACCTTGTGCATTAGCAGAAATTAATCCACCAGCACCTGATTCTGTTAATAACGTTGCCGCTGTTGACATATTAAATGGATAATTCTCAACATAAAAAGTATCTTCTGTGATATCACTTGCAACACTCTTTATATCATATGCTGTTGGAGGTGATCCTATAGGAAATACTGCTGGTCCATTAATTCTAACATTAGAAGTTCCTGTACCTATTCCATGGCCTTTACTTATAACCTGAATAGTTTTATTCACATCACTTGCTGAACTACCATGGTTAACATACTTAATACCACCTGCGGCAATATTTGCTGTAAACGTAACATTACTGTTACCTGCTAAAATATCGTTTGAGTTTACTCTGATATTAAAATGACTGCCAACTTTTGTAGAAACAACTTTAAATACTGTATCGTGTAATTGACAAGCACTTACATTGCCTAAGTTATCAATAATTCTAACATGGTCACCTGCTTTGACTTCGTCTGCTCTTAATGTGTTATCATAAATTCTAATAACACATGTTGTAGGTTGAGCATTTGTAAATCCGTTTCCTGGGAATACAGGGTCTACTTCAACGTTAGCACTTGCTGATCTAGAAATTGTATATGGTAGAGATGGCATTGCTATTGTTACTGCTGAGCCACTTGTGCCTGCTACAGCAAATCTGGCTCTGTGTAAATATTCATCATCGTTACCAGTACTACCAATAAACATCATTGAATCATATTTGTAATCACCTGCGGCGGCTTCTGTTTGAAACTTGCCTGCGTCTGTTGATGAACTAAATGTTACTACATAAGTTTCACCATCGTTTGATGAAATTACATTTGCTAATCCTAATTGTTCATCTTCTCTAGCAATATATAAATTACCTAGTGTAAGTCCTGTTGTTGCTGTGATATTAGAACCATCTGCTGTTGCTGAAATATGGATTAGATCCATACCAACGTAACCAACTCCAGTTGACTTACTTATTTGAATATTTTCTTTCTTGAAATGCTTGTATGATGGTAATGTTTTACCGGCACCCCATAATGCATCATTGTCATAAAAACTTGGCATAGGAACATGTGCAGAAATATTTCCTTTATGTGTTCCTGATTGTACACCTTCGATTGCTGAAATAACATTTGCATTTGAATAATATGTTAATGCTACTGAATCATAAACTGTTGGTGCTGTTCTAAGTGTTAAACTATGTGAACCTGTACTAGCAACATTACTACCGTCTATAGCAAAGTCTACGTTTGCAGATGGTGTGTAAGTTGTTTTATCTGACTCTCCTGATAATTGGATAGAGTTTTTAACAACTGTAACATCTTTAGAATTGAATGCTTCGTTAGTAAAAATATTTTTTTGATGCTTAGGAATAAACTGTATTGCTGTTCCATTTGATATTTCTGAAATAGACTGGTCTATGGTTATAATATAATAATTACCACTCGAATGTCTACTTACTGTATTAACTTTTGGTCTCGTACCATTGTATCCTGAAATAATAATTTCATCATTTACTCTGATATTACCTGTAGCATCTGTACCTGATACTATTGAAATTTGCATTTCAAAACTACCAGCAACTTTAGTTGCATGTAATGTACTTGAAATTGATGCTGTGGATACTGGAGAGAAAACAGGGTATGTGGAATCTGAAAAAGCACTAGCGGCCGAGCCTGCTAATATGCTTCTAGCATCAGTTGGTTGCCAGCTCTTAACTTTGCTGGTACCATTAAATTCACCTTCAACATATCTAATTGAAGGAACGTTAAATGCAACAATGTTATTGTTGGCAATACTTGCCACATGGTCTTTTGCACTTAAAGTATTTTCATAGTAACTTACACTATGATAGTCTGCTGTTGCAGGGTTAGTTGGGTCACCACCGATATAGAGTTGTCTACTGTCTGTAGCCAGTCCTATTTCACCTGGTCGTAAAGGCTGAGGAAGATCCTGCTTTAAGCCTCTTCGGTGTTGAATTCTTGATACTATTGTTTTATCGTTTTCTGCCACTGTTAATGTCTCCTGACTTAACAGTATTTATCACATTTAGCAGTTAAACTTTATTATAGTAGTCGGCCAGCCTCTGTGCCCACTTATGACAGTACTCTTCAAACTCGTCGCCTTCAATAACAAAATCAGCATATTTGCCTTCTCTGTCAATCATTAAAATAGCAACTTGTTTAATGTTTGTACCAAACATTTCATTGTGTGCTAATGCATAAGCACAACCTTGCATGAAATAATCTTCAATCCATTCACGTTTTTTAATTTTTTTAGCAGTCTTGAAGTCAATAATACTCTCAACACCGTTAAACATGCCCACAGCATCGCTTGTACCTGCGTATAAGCCTTTTGCAATTAAGGCTACTTCAACACCCCATATTTCATCAACTTGACTTAAACCTTTGTCTATCATTTCGTCTAGCATAGTTTTAGCCATTATGCTTATATGATTGTTGCCTTTGATATCGTATTCTTCGTTTAATACATATTTTTCTAATGCATTATGTACTTTAGTACCAAGGCCTGCGGCTTCTTTGCTTATGCGAGTTGCTTCTGCATCTCCTACACGTTTACGCCAGGCTATTAAGGCTGATTTATCACCTGTTTCCGAAAGTACTGTTGTTACACTTGGAACACCTGCTTCACCGTCTTCGCTGTATTGTCTCTGACCGTTTTTGGCTGTTACCCTCTTTAATGCTGGGTACTCATATTTTTCTACTAACATAAATTAGATCTTTTATCCGAGTTTGTTAATTATATATTCCGCTATACGTTGTTGTCCGCCTTTATTTGGATGACAATCATTGGGTGCTATATAATCATATTGTTGTATTTGTTTTATAATATCCTCATTCTCCATATCAGTAGTATCTATACCACCATCTGGAAAAACGTTTTCGCCGAATATATTTCTTAACATATTTGTATTGTGATGTTCAAAAAATTTACCTTCTGGTACTATATTAACTTCTGGTAACAAATTAATACCAGTCCATAACGGAAGTATTTTAAGTTTAATATAGTTTGCTTTACAAAAAGTCCATATTGCATTAAGCATCATGTTTGCATCGAAATCTACAAATTCTGGTGAACCTTTTGCTCTCTGAAAATCTAATAACTCACCACGAGAAAACTGTCTAATACCTTGAAAATGATGTCTTTTGAAATTATAGTCTATGCCAAATCCCCTAGATGATGCTGTGGTTTGAAGCCAAAAAGTGTATTCATTCTCTCCGTTGAAGTGCCCATTATTGTACCAATTACACATTTGAAAGTACATAAATTCGTAACTACCACCTGCTATAGCAAAGTTTTCGTATTTTGTACCTCTGTGTTGTGATACTAGGTAAGGATATGATAAGAAAGGATTTTGTGTGTTGTCTCTTAAATTTGGTATGTTAGTTTTGCTAAATGATCTTACTTCTGCTGAACTTAACTTGCTTTGCAATTCACTGCCAATAGTCCAACTGTCACCAAACCATATGTCGACTCTTTCCATACACTTATTTATGTGTACGTTAGATTACCAACTAATATTCCAGGTTATTGTATCTGTGGTTGTTAAGTTTTGTGCTATTTTGATACCATATCCTAAGTCTTTAAAATACTTAGCAACATAGTCTACTTGGTCTTTTTTAGTGGAGTCTGTGGTTACTCCGAAATATGCTTTATAGTATGCATTACTGTCTGTCATTGTTGTACCTGAAGATACATTTGCATATAGTACGCCAGCATCAATATTACCTAAAACTGCTGTCTCAATACTGCGAACTTCAGAATGAATCACTGAATTGTTCCTAGTATCTTTACGAGCCGTTGCCGCATTAGAAAATATACTTGCCATTATAAATCTGCCTTAATATCCTTCATGGCTTGATTACCAGCCATCTTACTAACATCTACTGTTGGCTCTGCTTCTGTATCTACGTCTTGATCTAGATCACCTTTTGCTCTTAGCCTACTTTTATTAATACTTACAGCAAATTCACTATCTCTAACTGCTTTCATTAGAGTATCTATATTTACAGGTCTGTTAATTTCCATTTCAACATCTTGCTGGAACTGATCTGTAGGAATATCTACTTCATCATCTGGGTCTGCAATATGAAAACTTAATACGTTTTTAACAGCCGCCAATAATTCATCTGCCGTATCTTCTCTTTCAGAACTTATGACTTCTGAAATTAGCATTTACTAGACCTCTGCTCGACCTAGTGGCTCATCTTCTGGTCCTGCCATTGCAGGTACGTTGTCTGCTACTGGCTCGTCCATGCCTAAATCATCTAATGCTGGTTCTTCTGCAGGAACATCCATAGCAGTATCACCTAAACCACTTGGCATTTGTCCACCTGCTAGTGAATCAATCTGCTGATCCATTCCCATCTTAACACCTCTAACTGCTTCTAAGTGTGCTGATAGTAATTGTGAAACACTATCAGAGAATGATTGTGCAACATCGGCACCCATTTCATTTCTCATTGAATCTGCTATTGCAGGTAGGTCTTCGTTCATCATTCTACCAATTCTTTCAACTTGGTCTTGAATGTCATCTGCTAATGCTCTAACAGCCATAACAACTTCTGCTTCTTCGACGTTTACTTCTTCTGCAAGTATTTCATTTATTAATTCATCAAACATTGTACTTTCCTCTACTGCTTCCTCTTCATCGGAAGTATCACCAGTTACTTTATATGTTTTACCATCTACTTCAAAAGAATCTTTGCCTTGTGCAATAGCATCTTTTCTAGCACCAGTAAATTTATTTTGCTCAGCAATCTTTCTGCCAAACATTTGAATACCGCCAGCAACTGAGTCTTCTTCTAAACCATTTAGGAAACCAACAACTGCATCTCTGCTTTTGCCACTAACTTCAGCAAATCCATTTAGTTTTTCTTCAATAGCACTATAGTCTTCCATAGTTGCAAGTTCCATTCCCATTTCTTTGGAAAGTTCTCTTAACAATGCTGGACTTAAATCTGTAACTGGTCCTTCTTCAATTGATTCATGCTTTGAACCACATGATTCTTCAAACTTATTAATTGCCGCCATTACCATACCTTCTGTGCAAGAATCTTCATAGCAATGAGATGGGTCTTGTCTGACTTCATTCATGCATTGACTTCTAGCCTCTTCGGCAGTATAGCCTGAATTACAAAGTTCCATAATTCTTTCATAGATTTTAGCCTCCAGTGCCTTGTAGCCTGGACTTGACTCATAGTATCCTTCAACAATCATTGTTTCTGAAATATCCTTTAGACCTAGATATTTTGCATATTCTGGTTCTAACTGGAACTTCTTCTTACTACCTCGAATCTTATATAAAGCCATTTTGGCTGTTTCGTTAATTTTCATTAACTTTTCTAGGTTGACTGTTCCTGGATTGATTTTTATACCAAATTCTTTAGAGAGCATTTCATTTAAAGATGCTACTCTTCCAATTTGTGTTTGATTAAATTCATTCAAAAACATAGTGATTTCCTGTTATAAGTTAGTTATTACACTTATTTATCATTTAAGTGAAATTTATAAAAAGTTTTATAACTGATGTTTTAGTTGCTGGGAAATATACTTTAGTTTTAATATGGTTTCGTGTAATCTCACAAATGCTACGTTTCTCATAAACTCTCTTTTTGTAGTTTTGATTGTGTATTTGTGAAATACAGATTCTGTGTACAGATCAGCATATCTATCTAAGTAACTTTGGCATTTACTTAATTGAGATTCTGTTACTGGTTCATAGCCGTTACTGGGCTTATTTCGGTGGTTTAGACGTACACAGAGCGCCTTAGCAACACTTTTTTGGAATATATGTGTCAATACCACCTTTTGTTTATGCAATGCGTCTACAATGGTGTAAAAGTCTCCACCCGGTGATTGCATAACCACATAGGCACCACGTTTAGACACATTCAGGGCAAGTTTATCTAGTTTTACTGCTAGTACTTGCTTCTGTGCTTTATTAAACTTTGGTTTTTTGCGGGTATGTCTTGTAGCCAACTTTTCCTTCCTTTGTAGTTATTTTACGAATGACGTTTTGCTTATACATCTCTTCGCATTGATGTAAAGTTGTTTCGTCTAATGTATTTATATCTAAAAATTTGTCAAAGTCTATTTTGTTGAAGAGTCTTGCGTCATGCGAACTGATAAAACTTAGGTGTCCATCTTTGCATTTAACTGCTTTCATTGTTACTGCTTCGGTGGCAGATAGTCATACATGTTCTGCCCGAACCTCTTTTCATAGCCTGCCATTATCATTGCATCATGTGAACTGATGCCATTTGCCTTTGCCCAATCATATATTGCTTTTGGTCTATTTGCATCTAATACATTAGCAAATTTGGCATGTACTTCTGGATTGAATTGTGCTTCTTCTTTTACTTTTTTCTTTTTGCCTGTTGGGAAAATACTAGGGTTTGGCCTTTTATGCATAGGGCCACCACTCATTGCACCAACGGATATTGCACCACTGGTTGTTGTTTCTTTTATAATATCGTTTATAAGCATAATACTATTTATCCATTTTGCTTCGCTTTATCAATAAAATAATTTGGCTTACCCTGTTTCATTCTAAATATCATTGCTCTTGCTTTGTCTTCGCCATGTATTTTTGCAAACTTTTCGAATGTACGTTTCTCTAATTCTTCTGGTGAAATTTTACTACGTTCTTTTCTACGTTGTCTGTAGTATTCTAAATCTGCTAAACTTTCTTTTGCTTTTTTCTTTTTCTTTCCGCCCTTCATGTTAGCACACCAGTGATACATTTTTGCTTTTTCACCACTGCTGTTTTTAGCACGTTTGCGTAATGCTGTAACACTACCATTGCAACTTGCTCCACTACGTTTTACTCTACCTGGTCTGCTTTTGCCTTTCTTCTTACCGTCGGCAAAATTTTCTTCTACATAATGCCCTGTTGGACTATGATAGTATAACAGTTCTGCGGCATCTGGATAGCCGTTTGTGTCTAAATATTCAGGGTCAGTAACACCGTCTAAATAAACTTCGCCATCTTCAAAGTGTTGGTTACCATAACTGGTCATTATACGATACTGTTTACCGTCTGTGCTTTTTACAATAACACCATCTTCCTGATCCACCTGTGCTTGATTTACCCATTCATCATTGGCTCTGTCTGCTTCTTCTGGTGAGAAGTATGGTTTCACAGCCTGTGGATTCATACCCACAACATCTTCTGGTATAGGTGCTTCATATACACTTGCCTTTAACTTTTTCTTTAAATCTTTTTTACGTTGTGCTAAGTCCGAATCAATACCTTTCATTAATGCTCGGATATCTTGTGCCGCTTCTATGCTTTCATTTAATGTTGCTAATCTAATAACACCACAACCTACTCTGTCACCAGCATTGCCTGTTTTAAGACTTTCTGCATCTCCGCCTTTGCCTAAATCATCTTCGTCTGCATGTACTACTAATGCTCTACCTATAACGTTTCTTTCTCCATGTAAGTCTGGACGTTTACATACTAAATTAATCTGTGCTACACCATTCTCATCAGCAATAATATTACCTAAGTCGCCTACATGAGCATCTTGCATGTCTCCCTCAAGGCCTCCATGGTCTACTCCGTAAGGATCAAAATGTCCACCTGCACTAGCACACCCATCACTTAAATCTCCAAACTCATGTATGTGGAAGCCGTGTTTGCCTGGTGTTAATCCTGTTACAGTACCTACTAGTAATAGAGGCTTACCAGGATCTTGTCTAAACAAGAACTGTCCTTTTTCACAGCCATCTTCTATGTGTTCTAGTTCACACTTTGCAAATATAGTTTTTGTTTGTGCTTCATATACACCTTTGCCAAACTTAGTGTTAGATGTTTTCTTTTTCTTTTTCTTCTTTTTCTTAGACTTACTATATGCTGGCATTGATCCTATGTACATATATCCTCTTGCTGGTGATGGTGAAGTATCACCACTGTCTGTACTTGCGCCTGAATCACTACTGCCTGATGAACCGCTGTCGCCTCCTGAGGCTCCGCCCCCATCGCCACCGCCTGAACTCGCTCCTGCTCCAGCACCTGCTCCAGCACCTGCTCCAGCACCGCCACCTCCGGCTCCGCCGCCACCGCCGCCACCGCCACCGCCTCCGCCACCTTCGGCGTCAAGACGTTGTCGTTTTTCTAGTGCGAGTTTAACTTTCTTTTTGAATTCTGTTATTTCTTCATCTTCTACTTCAACATCATTCATTTGGACGGTTGGTGTATTGCTTCTTGTATTTGGGTGCAGTCTAATTAATTCGTCTACAGTTTTGTCTTTGACAATTATTGCATCTACAACGTCTTTGCCTAGCAATCTAGCGGCATCATATCGGTGATGTCCGTTTACAAGTTTGTGGTTTTTGTCTAATATAAAAGGTTTGTCTTTGCCATCAAAATTATAATATACTGTTGCAACTAAATCGTCTACTCTGTCTTTTTGTACTGGTCTAATTTGAGATACAGGAAACTGTGTATTTTGTTCAGTATCATACTTATTCAAGTCAGGTGCTTTTAATTGAGGCATCATATTTCTAGGAACAGGAGTTCCTTGAACATTATGTGGTAATGCTCTTATCATACCTTTTAATATTGCTCTATTCATCTCCATCTTCTGCTAATACCTTCTAATCTTTTAGTTGCACATTTAGGACAAAGTGTTTTACCATATATAAATGCAAAGTGTAATACTGGTCCAGTATATTTACACTTGTTACACTTTATGTGGTCTTTGCCATTCTCCATTTCTAAATACTGCTACTTCACCTTTATTACAAAGTGTGTACTCTCCTTCTGTTGGTAGTTGTGGTTCTCTTACCTTTATATTCTCTTTCATTTACTAAATTGTTTTTTTATGTCATCATGCAATTTTAATTTTGCATAACTCTTAACTATACTTCTCAAATCATGATTGTCGCCGTAACTTGCTCTTGCGGCTCTAAAATCTCTGATCATACTTGGATCTGGTATTGCCACATAGGCATACATTTGTGATTTTATATCGTTTGTTAGTAAAGGTTTTGCTAATATCTCTTTTAACTTTCTTACAGTATCATTGTTAGGTACAGCACCTTCATTAACACTTTCAACTTTCTTACGCATTCCTGAACCTCTTACTTTTGTTAAGTCAACTAAACCTTTCTCTTTCTCAATGTAGTTTCTAATATATCCACTACCTGCTTGATACATTCTGATAGATAAAAAGTCTTTGTTTGTAACTTTATTAAAAATTGTTATTTTAGGATGTTTAGCAGTTTCAATAAGTTTTGCTTCTAAGTCTACTCTGTCTTTGTCAAACATTCTATCTAACTTTTTAAAGTCTAACACATAGTATCCGCCTGCTTTTAAATCTGTAAATTGTACAAGTTTTACTCTATCATCATTAAGTGTTGCAAAGAACTTGATAGCATTTAACAATGTCATTAAAAAGTCTTTTTCTTTTTCTTCACTAGTTAAGTGAGAATTAAGTTGTCTTACTGCTTCTGTGTAAGCAATTTTATATCCTTGTTCTACAGATTCTGCATTTGTAAAATCATTTTCTATAGTAGATATATCTACATCAAATCTTTGCCACATCTCTGCAAGTATGCCGTAACGTACACTTAATGGTTCTGTCTGAACACCGCCACCTACTTGACCCATTTGTTTTGTGCTACCCACCTTTACACTCATATCAAAATGTTGTAGTGTTTTTTCTGGTCCGCCATCTAAACTGTGTGTTAGATATACATCAACTTTTGTATCTGTTTCGCCACTGACTCCATCTGCAATAACTTTTACAGTATCCACTTTACCATTTGCTTGGAAATAATTTGTGTACTTTTCTAAGTTATCATTTACATAGTCAACAACACCTGTTGATATATTCTGCATTATAGGCCATTTTTTAGGATCTATAAAATCTTTGTAAACATCTGATTTAAGATTTACTGTGAGTGTGAAGAAATCTGCAATAGGATTATCTACTTCTTGTGCAGTAAGTGTAAGTTCATGCCAGCCACCTTTATCTGGTGCATCTGTTGGTAATTGTTTAATAACATTCTCTATATCTGCAGATGTTACAGGCGCACTTGGACGTACTAATAAACGTGCAAATGTACCGCAACCTAAAATGCCTTCTGCTACTTCACCTTTGTTTGAAACTTTTTCCTCTCCGCCTCCTCTTGAACCAAACTCTGCTGTTTTTTCTAAAGCAGAATATCTTATTATTTTGCCGTCTGCTGTTTTAAGTACATCTGGTAATTCACTTGCCACTGAAGCATTTTCAAAATCCATTGCCATATCAGGATCTAGTTTTATAGAACCTTGTCCGCCTGCTAGTGTAAATTCCTCACCTGCTTTTAATTTGTCTGCAAATGTCTGTATCCTTTCAGGATATTTTAACTCTGCTCTACCTAATGCTTTTTCATGTAGTTGATTTATTTTAGTAACATCTATATTTTCTAATTTTGCTATTTGTTCTGATAATGGTAGTTTGTCAAACTTAGCAAACACACTTTCGCTCTGACCTTGGTAATGAATTCTACCTCTGGCTAATGCACCTTGGAAATCATTTGGTTCTGCGCCTGCTTCTCTTTCTCTCATCATACTTTGTAAAACAGCCTTTTTAAATTCTTCATCATTGTCTGGATTTTTTAAGAATGCTACTAACCTGTTTACATCTGGTTGTAACATATAATCTTGCATGCCATTCATCATCATAGCATTAAAATCAAAGTATCGATTTCGTACAGTATCATAATCGTCTACTTCTACTCCCCAATTTGTAAGTTCATTACCCTGCTCATTATCCTGTTCGCCACTTACATCATCGCCATCTTTAAAGTAGTTTCCAGCACTTACTTTATAGTTGTTATTGATATAATCAATAGAATCTTTCACACACAATACCCATCTTTTCATTCCAACAATAGGTCTATCTTCGTCATCAAGATACTTTCTAGGGTCGCCTTGGAATTGATTTACTACTTTCTTAAGTAGGTCTATACCTTGATTATTTACGCCGGCTTCTATTCCTAATTTAGGTCCAAGAATACCGTAGTTTGCGTTTGTATGTACAGTATC